AACTTTTTTTCATAACCTGTGTATAACTTGTGGATAACTTTTTTCAATCTGCGTTCTACAGAGCTGGAAAGCATGTTGACCTGTGGATAACTTGTGAATAAAAAGTTATTCATAGGCTGTGTATAACTTGTGTATAACTATATTCCACGGCGTTGGAACAAGTCAATACACTTTGCTATATCTTCCGGTGTGGAATGTTGGGAACCACAAAACGAAATAATAGACTTCTTGTTTCTTAGATTCGTGATGTTATCACATGTCGTTCCACTTACTTCACCCGTGGCACTATTGGTTTGGGTCATACACATCAGTTCACGACATAATTCATCCCCTTTCTTTTCTATGAAGTCTGGATGGCATATGGGAAGAACCACATCCAATTTTCCCAGTTCTTTGGCGACGGGGTCCGACTCCACCACGATGGGAACCGGTGCTTCTTTGGTTCCTTGCATTAGTCCAAAAGTGAGAGAACCACCCACAATCATTCCACCAATCAAAAGTCCAATCGTTTCTATCATTTGTTCACCTGTAAAAATAAAGAAGGGGTGAGGAATACACCCCACCCCATGAAGATAACTATGGAGGATTATACAGAAATTGCGACGGTAACAGTTACACCAATCGCACTTTCCACCGTTAGCGCAGAAGTAGAAGAATACACAACATCAAGTTCAATCTTGTTTCCACTTGCATCCATAGCGGATACGTGAACAAGTTGTTTTCCAAGGTTGTGGGTAATTGTCGCTGGTGTATTCGCTGACAATGTCACACTTTGTTCATGGCGTAAATCTTGCATGCGCAAAGAGAAAGAACCATTGTTGGCATCGTAATTAATCAATTCATCCGCTTGGCTTCCCGCTGAGATAGCCCCGCGAACTCTTCCATCAGTATAGTATAGGTTGGAAGTTCCTTCGCTGATATCGTCTGTGTCAGCGTCCAAAGAGTATTCCCCAACACCATCATAAGATAGGCCGGTTCCTGCTGTAAACTCACCAGTTACATCAGAAATAAGAACCTTGAAACCACCCGTGGAAGAATTGTATTGTAGAAGATTTCCATCTGGACCCGCTACACTTTCCGCGTTGACCGCTGCGCGAACTCTTCCATCAGTATAATATAAATTGGTTCCTTCTGACACGTCCGAAGTGGAGCCATTGAAAGAGATAACACCATTGGAAAGTCCAATAGCGGTTCCCGCTGAAAATGCACCGCGAACGTTAGCAGTGGATACCAACAAATCACCGGTTCCGCTTGTATAGGAAAGAAGGTTTCCGGCGGCGGGGTCAGCTTGTACGCTTCCACGTGCGCGGCTTTGGGAGAAGAAAAGATTGGAAGTTCCTTCGCTCACATCGTCGGAATCCCCATTGAATGAAATGGTGTTTCCACTGATTCCAATAGCGGTTCCGCCTTGGATGTCAAGAGCAATTGCACCGGTTCCGACTGTGTAAGAAATACCAGTTCCACCAGAAAGGGCGGCGCGTGAACGTGCATCAGAATAGAAAAGATTGGAACTTCCTTCTGTGATTTGGTCGGATGTTGCTGATAGTGAGTATTCACCATTTGAATATGCCAATCCTGTTCCCGCTGTGAATTCACCAGTTACATCACTAAGAAGAACTTTGAATTCACCGGTGGAACTGTTGTATTGCATAAGGTTGGCATCGGGTCCCGCTACACTTTCGAGGGAAACCGCGCTTCGTGAACGGCTATCAGTATAGTAAAGATTGGAACTTCCTTCGCTAATTTCATCGCTATTCGCATCCACTGCAAAGGTGATTTGCCCACCGTTCACACTTTTGGAAAGTCCTGTTCCCGCTTCAATGTTGGCGCTTATTGTGGCGTTGGCTGCGTTGACTGAAATCCCGTCACCAGCTTGAAGAACGGCCCCAACTTCCGCCGCACTTAGAGGGCTTTCGATTTGGGTGTAGTTTCCAACACTTGAACCATTCGCACCGGAAACCATGAATGTTTCTGTTCCCGCTGATGGTGCTGTGAGAATGAGAACATCACCAGTTTGAAGGCTTCCCGCCGTGGAAGATTCGTTGGATACAAAGTTAGCCAAAGATGTCTGGGTATTGTCTACGTGTACATCTGTAAGGGCAAGATTGGAAATCGAGAGTTTCCCGCCGGATACTGATAACATCGAAGAAGAACCATCCGCGATTCCATCAATGAAGGAAAGGTTTGGTACGTCTTGTTTACGGACGAGATGTGTATCTTCGGTTGGTGCATTGTCGGCTTTTACGCCGCCCTTAAAAATGACTTCTGGATTGTAGAAATTCATGGGTGTATAACTCCATAGTGTGGTTGGTTGTTAGGTTAGATATATTGTACCCGTTACCGTGGTACAAAAAGTTATTGTGATGGAATTCGAGAAATATTGTATATCTCCCACTATCACTTCCCCACTTGAATCTACTATAATAACGCGGGGTTTATGACTGAAATTGTGGGAAATTGATACACTGGATTGATTCAAAAATTCCGTGGTGGTTTGTGTAATCCCTCCACCGCCGGGGGAATATATTGGGATGGCCATGGTTCCTTCCTATTGGTTGTTTATTCGAAAATTAAATATATCGTAGCTGTTCCGGTGGAACTTGCAATATATATACTTCTGTCTTGGGTTGTCTGTACTGGATTATACTGTATGATTGAATCCACGGGTTGGGGGAACGCGTGGGAACTTGGGGCGGCTCCATCGGTTCCATCATATGAAAAAAGAATGTCTTGGCCGGCGGCTTTTACTGTTACAAGTTTGGCCCACTTTGGAAGAATAAATTCTTGGTTGGTTGTTCCTACACTGGATTGTTTATAATTGGCTCCACCATTGGACCAATTAAGTGTCTTTAAATCTATAGCGGCCATGTTGCCACCTCCTTATTTTTTGCGGTTATTGGTTCTTGTTCTTTGTCCTCTTTTGGGAAGACTTGGTTTTTTTCGCTTCTTCCCACCCATCGACAAAGCTATAGCTATGGATTGTCGTTTTGACTTTCCTTCTTTTCGAATCTTCCTTATCTTCTTGGATAATACGCTTGATTTTTTTCTTTGTGTTGGCATTGGGTGTTCCATAGTGAAAATAGTATTCACCGTTTATTCTATACGCGGTGATGTCTGTTATCATACCTTGAAGCGGTTATTTCTGCGTTGGTAATACTGTTTTTTTAACTCTTTACGATTCTGTTGGTAGAATTCAAAGTCTTGTCCAGCTCGTTTCCATACATCGCCGTTGGTTGTATGGGCTTGGTTTTGTGCCACTCCTTGATTGGTCGTTGGAACGATTCGTGGGGTAGCTTCCAATTTTTCCCCAAGTTCTTGAAGTTGGGCTTGAGTGGAAGAAGATTGGGTGGGGGCTTCTTGATTTTGTGGGGCTTGGAAGTATGGCTTTAAAACCGTGGGAACATCGCCACCTTCTTTCATCATTGCCATCCATTCACCCATTGGGATTTTGTCTTTCTTGGCTTTGGAATCCATGGCTTTGTTGTATTGCCATTCAACCAAATCCCTCACTTCGGGGTCTGTTATCCCTTGGGCGGCTATGGCTTGGTGACGGTCATATCTTTGATTGGAAACCGCTAATTCGTCTTGAAGTGTGGCAAGTTGGGAAGCCATCGCTTCCGCTCCCTTCACTTTGGAACCCATATCTTCTAATTGGGTTTCAAGTTCTTGAACTCGCTTTTCCGCTGTTCTTTTGGTTTCTGTGACTTTGGAAAGACGTTCACGAACGATTCCATCCACTTCAGTTTTCAAGATGTATTCTTGGCCTTCATGCGTTATTGTTTTCATGGTTTATACCTTGGTTTGGGTTATGCAAATTCTATTTTCTGTTGTCTGATTGTCCGTAATTTTTCAATGGCTTGTTCTTCCGTTGTGAGTTCTGGATATAGCTTGAACATTGCGTCCACTGGTGAAAGAAGACCCTTGTCCAAAAGAGCAATGATATTTTCTCTCATGTTCTTCTGTTCACCTTCTGACAACTCGATACTTTCATACGATATAACATATCCACTTTCTGGATAGTTCGTCCCAAGAATAGCGTTGGAAATCATCGCGGCCTTCTCAATGGCTTCTATGTCGAACATTTTAAAGAACACATATCGTTCTTGTGCTTCCCTCATGCTTTCCTTGGACATCGCGATGGAATACCCGCTTCTTGGGTCGCTTGAAATCTTTTGTACACTGGCGGGGTCTATACCCATTTGGGTAGCCAATCTTCTTTCATAGGTTGTTATTGCTCCCAGCATTGTCGCGGGGTCACTCATACCGGCGGCGAATTGTCCTATCAAAGGTTGGGTGGTGCTGTCTGGGTCACCGGTGAAACATAGGATGGATGATGGGTCCGTGGATACACTCATTCTTTGGGAAGCCATATTGGTGTCCATCGTGTTCAATCCCGCGAGCTGGAGCGAAGCCACATATCTTTGAGGAAATGAAGCATCGAACATTAGATGTTTCAAGTACGTGTAATATGTGGACGCTACCATGGAACCCGCCACAACTTCCGACAATTCATAAGGGGAAAACAATTGTCCATCTATGGATGCATGATAAAACACCCAAGGAAGAAACGGTTCACCCTTGGAATCTCGATATGGGTATGCTTCCCCACTCATGTTTCCACCCAAAAACATGTCCGTCATTTCTTCACCCAAGATTCCATCAGCTTCCACGAAATGAACGCGGTATTGTGGATTATTCTTGTCTCTCAAATCGTAGACATCCGCCGTCCAAAACATTTCACCCGTGGAATCATTTTTTCGTAGTCTCATTTCATAGAGGTAGTTGGCTTTCATCGGGTCGCCGGCTGGAGCCATTGCAAAAACCATATCCGGTGTAACCGGTCGAAACATGATTTCTTTGGAATCTGATATGTCGATACGCATCAACATTTCACGAAGTCCAATAGTTTTCATTTGTACGTTTGCCATCATTTCAAAATAATGGGATTTGTCCAACGCTCCATTGGGGCCAATATATTCACGTGCGGAATCTGCCGATTCTCTTCGTATGCCCACGGAAGGTTTCCGAGAATAGAGAACGGACAAAGCCTCACAACCTTGACGAAAAACGTTTGATGACGTGTCTAAGGCTCCCCAAATCGCCCTTCTATCCAAAGCCACGGTGTCAGTTATGAAGTCTTCCAAATCGGAAGCCCAATTTCCTTCCAATAATCTTCTTCGTCTAGCTGTCGTTTCGGTTCTGTCATTGCTTCCCTTATCTGGGAAGATTGGTTTGGCGGGTAGTGTTAACATTTGTATTTTCCTATTTTCTGTGAATCGGTATTTTTGAAAACTTGGGGGCGCGATATTTAGCATCGAGGATGGGAACGCATGCATAGCGCAAACTGTCTACTGCATGTTTCCATTCACTTAGCCTATTAATTGCACCGGATTTTTTTAACGTCCACGATGTGAGAGAACGAATTAGCCGCTTACATTTTGGATGCACCATGAAACGGCCTTGAACCATTGCTTCGTTGATAAGCTGACATCCATAATACACGGACCATCTAGGTTTGTGTGCTGTGTGTATTCTAAACGGACAAGAATTAGCCGGATAATCCAACACATGTTCCAAAGCTGAACGAAGAAGAGAATTGGACATTCTCCCACCGTGCTTTCCACCGCCGTGGGGCCTGTCACCTGTCCATCTATTTATCTGTAACGGGTCCAAACCATTTCTTCTTATCATCGCGATTATAGCCCGTGCATGGCGGCGTGCTGTACTCTTTTGCTGTTCCCCACCACTAGCAAAGTATTCGTCCAACACATATATGGTTTTGTCGTCTTCCGATATAGCCACCAAGATGGCGCATTGTGCGTTTGGATGATGTCCGTGGTCTATGCCTATGGAAAACTTATATTCACCGGTTGGACATGGCGTGTCTGATATGTGGTCTTCTCCAAAGTGTTCAAAGATTCTTCCATCCATGGGAACCCCAACATCCCACGAACCTTC